CCCAGGGTCCCCTCCCTCAAAATGATCATCCAATTCAGTAAGTACCAGCTGTAAAAAGCTAGCAACTCCTGTTGGACCGATTTTCCCGAGAGAGGCGGTGAATTGCTCCCTTAAGAGTGAAGAGGCTTGGGCTTCCGCCTTAACCTCATCCATTCCGACAGGGATAAAGGTGCCTGCGGCGACGCAGATTGCTTTAAAGCAATCTAACGCGTTGGCCGCACCCTTAACATATAACATGAGCAGTTCAACGACTAGCGCCTTGTTGTAGAAGCCCCTCGCTTTTAAGCAAGGGGCCCCCATAACAAGACGATAGTAGCTCTGAATACCGTCGGCGATCCTTTCCCCTCACTTTCAGTCTCTGATTTGCTCCTGGTGAAGGAGCGGTACGAGATCGTGGTACCTTCTCGCAGTTCAGAGTCCAGGCATCGGGAACGGGGTGACCTCCACTCCATCTAAGAATAACCGTTTGGCGAACTCGAATAAACGAGCCGACTCATGGGTCTTAAATGGGGAGTAGTCCACCCCTAACCTCTTGAGCCACCGCATATACTGGCTTGCCAAGCGGCGATCTCCTATAAGGATATCGTCCCCAAGCAGGTAGTATTTTGCGGTCTTTCAAGAGATCCCAATCTCCTGGCAGCAGTGTCAGATAAGGAAATGGTGCGTGAGCGCAAAACTGGCTCACGACGTGTAGGCCCCCATCGGAGTACCAGTTGAGTAAGTGAGTTGTTCAACTCCCTTCTTCCCCTGGAACCGAAATGGATGACCTACCATTACCCTCTCTCACGCCGCCACGTAATCGCTCGGGAGAAGGCCGTTCAACAAGAGGGAGATCAACTTTATCGGGAAGCGGTCTGTAGCATTTGTTAAATCAATGCTATAGTACTCTCCCCAAGAAAGAAAATCACCTTTTGTGAAATTGCCTTGGTCGAACGTGCAGTCCTGAGGTATTTGACGGAGTTTCTTGTAGAGCCAGCAATGGAGGGGGTGGAGAACGGTCTGGGACCAATAGTCCAAGATCGCTACCACTCTAACCTTCGCTTCTCTATCTCGAAACCACGTCACCTTCCGAAGGCCCCTAAGGAGTTCAGGTATATCCGCTAGTGTCTCGAAAAAGTCTAACCGACTAAGAAAACCGAGGATAATCTTTTCGATTGTCCTCCCGCCCAAAGTGCAGAGATCCTTAACTAACTGAGGGTCCTTGGCTATAAGCCAAAGGTCCCAAAGGGAGGAAAGGAGAGCTCTACCATTCGGGCCGGTCTTCGTAGTAAGGTGAAACTTTCTAAATTTCACGAACGGAGGTACCTCACTGAACCGGTGGCGGTACCCCAACTCCCTCCAGAAGAGGTAAGGCTGGAAACCTTTCAGGTCCTTCTCCATCGTAGATGGAGCGGTGATGCTGTCAGTAACCGGCGACTTACCCTTTCTGAGAGCTCGGGTCGAGAATAGAACCGTCAAAAGAAGCCTAACCACATTGTGGTTGGTCTTTATCTTCGTCGGTCCTACTCACGGCCGGAACTCTTTGAGGACGGTTGGGAAACCATCCACCTGAACAGAGACTCCCGGGACGCGTTTAGCCGGAAATTCTCCTGAAAGATATACAAGGAGAGCTTGCCGGGTCTCCTTAACTAAGTTAAGAAGCCCTGTCTCGCCGTTTCCCAAACTTCGCG